TAACTCTATCTCTATCTCTGGTGGAGATTTCTCGGAGATTTGTCGGAGATTTGTCTGGACATTTGTCCTATCTGTTTCTATTCGTTGTCTATACTCCCTCTTTCTATCAGCCTCACTACTGCCTTTACCAATGAAGTTTTGAATATCCAACATATAGATAGCACCATTTTCTAGTACATCGATTAGTCCTAAGTCCTTGAAGATTGATAATGCTTGTTTAACTGTTCCTATTTGGTGTCCAGTTACACTTGCCAGCATTTCTGCGTTGTAAGGAATGCGATCATTAACCACCAACTTTCCATCATTCTTTAGACTTCGTAGGTAGAGTTTTAAAAGAATATTGCTATACAAGTATCCATCTTTCATACTTTCCAATATCTTCAACTCATCACTATCAAAGAAATTATCTTTTAATCTAAGATAGTAATATTTTTTGTTATCGCTCATAGGCTAGTCCTTGTTTAGACTTTCGATAAACTCTTCTTCTGTTAAGGGTTTACCTAGCGTAGCAATTCTAGTTAGCACTTTTGCGATTTCTTCTCTCTCGTTTTCTACAATCAATACACTATTAACCATCGCACAGATTGCACTTAGTTCTTCAATTATTCTATTATTGAATGTTTGTTCGCCTTGGTCTGCTTTGTAAAACTCAATACGATTTTCAACATATGCACTAATCATTACTAATTCGTTCATAATCATCTGTCCTCTTTCCTACCTCTTCTAATAAGTGTTTGCGTATCTCTTTAGCGAACACTCCATGTGCTTGATTGTGGCATTGCATACACAAGCAAGCTAGATTTCTCAAATCACTTAAACCACCTTGTGAACGGAACACTATGTGGTGGCATTGTTCAGCCCTGTAGCCACATATAACGCATTGTCCGTTATCACGTTCATAGGCTTGTTTGCGTGTTACTGAATATAATTTGTTATCCCTTTTCTTTCGATTGTTCACTCTCCCACCCCTCTATAAGAGATTGGATGTACTCACTAGGTTCTAACTTGATACCTAGTTGCGCACATTCATCTGTTAGACAATCAATTAGTCTTGCCATCTCTTTTGTTGTGTAAACGCTGCTGCCGTGGTAGCACATAATATTGTGATAACCTTTGATGCTTTTACATTCACCAGCATCTTCGGCTAACCATCCGATGCCGTGTGATTGCCATATTTGTATATAGCGTTCAACTGCATCTTCTCGGACTGGAACATATGTGAAATGTCCACAGTCCTTGATAGCTTTTTTGTACACATCTTCTTTTGTTGTGTAACTATGCTTGCTTAATTCAACTGCAAGCTTCTGTGCTATAAGCCAGCAGTAAGAATTGGCATTTAGACTTCTTGATTTAGTTTTACGTTTGATTTCTACTGTGTACTCTTTGTCAGTATTAATCTTTGATAGATCATTGTCATGTGGTGCTGGTATTACTACCATTACACCTAGTGGACCTCTTAACAGTCCTACGTTAGTTGTTGTCCATTTCATCGCTTAGCATACCTTTGAGCATTCACCCAATTAAACGCTTGTTGGTAGTGTTCTTGTGTTAGTTCAGATGGTTTCTTAACCTTTAATGTTTCCGTTACATAATGGACTAAATCTTCTTCGCTAATACCACCTTGTGTGGCTCTAGCTTTTAGAGTTTGCCAGTTATACACAGTTTCTTGTGTTTGTTGTACTGGCTTTTTGCTATTGTCCATTGTGTCAGCATCTTTTGTATCATCGATACACAACAACGCATTGAGTGCGTACTTTCTAGCATAAGATGATGTAGCACCTGTAATTTGGCTTTCATCCATACCTTTTTTTGTATCAGGCTCTCTTGCGTATGCAGTCGCACTTACACACTCTCTGCCATCAGTAATTTTTGCGGTAGCTTTTACATAGTATCGCTCACCAATTTGTACAATTTCATCATCAATGAGAAGTGCTAAGTTATGTTCTTTCAACAATGGTTTAACACCTTCTAAAATATCCTCACAACTGCGGTAGTTGTATTTACCAAATGAGTTATATTGCCCTTTAGGTGCTTTCAACTTATGTTGAATATCGCCAACCCTTTGATTTAAAACTACTTGGCTATCAGTTATTTTTTCTATGTTCTCCATGTTTCACCTACTCAATATCGTTTAAAGATTTCATCAACTGTCAAAGGTTTTTTTGCATAATTTGATAACGCATCAGTTATCAAAAAGCATTCATCTATAGTAAACGGCTTTTTACCTATTTCTTTGTGGCAGTATGAAACCCTACTCTTTTTTATAATGTCAGCCATCACATCTTGATTTATGCCATATACTTTTCTAATGCTTATTAATCTCTCGTATCTTTTCATTATTCGCACCTATCCAATCTGTAAGTTCATGTGTTTTTCAATTCTTGCACCAGCTACTTCTTGTTCGTTCTTGATAGCTTTTTTGATTGCCACCTTATCAGCTGCGATTGTTACTTTTCTAAACTCATCAGGTAGTGCATCCAAGTTATCAATCTCTACTGTTTCGCTTTCTTTGTAGTAGCATTTGAATTGTCCAACTTTCTTTTCTGTTAGTTGGTTTTCTTTCATTACGTGATCAATGTTATTTTTCAATCGTTCAGTCATGTTTTCTAAGGTCTTAGCTTTAGCACTTAGCCGTTTTGACTCATCCTTAAACGCTTGAATATCACCTTTGATGTTACGGATAAACATTGCAGTATTTTCGATTTTTTCATCGATACTGCAATCTAACATATCCAAAGTATCTTGGATGGCTTGCATATCCTCTTCGGTTTCAGCCACCTCTAACATCGCTTGTAACTCTTTATAATCTTTATTTAGTTCATATAAACTTGGCATTTGTTTCTCCCTATATCTGTGATAAAATATAAGTAGAGATATTTTACATACTCTCTACCAAGTCCGCTAAACTTCTTCTACACTTTTCACTAGCGGACTTTTTTATTTGAATAGTATTTAATATCATCTATCCAATAACCAACTAATACCCAAGTTACAACTCCAAGCATTGTTTGACAGAACCATGTCCACCAATTAATAGTATCTAGTTGTAAACTTCCCATAGCACCAACGGCTATTAACGCTGCAACTGCTCTAAGCCAATAACACAACTTAATCATCTAAATCTTCTCCTACAATCACTAGCATTTGGCTGGTGATTTTTTTTATTTCACTCTTTAACTTACGATTTTCTTGTCTTAGGCTTTCCACCTCGCTTTGTAGTTTTCTATAACCGATTGCGTTATATTCATCTTCAACACCAGCTAATGCTTCAACCTCTCTTTTGCTAAATTTCACACCACTTATATTTGGTAATTGTGTTAGCTTTCCATCATTTCTTAGGTTGTATACAGATGTTGTTGAGATTTGTAACAGTTCGGCTACTTGCTCTACTGTATATACAAGGCTCTCCATATCTCATCCCCTTATGTGAATTTAATTCACCATCTTATTTAAAAAAAATTTCTTTAGTTTCTTTGCTAGATAACTTTAACAATTCAACTAGCTTTGCAATTTCAGATGCTTTAAATTCTGTATCACCTCGCAACTTCTTATATAAACCCTCTCTAGTAAGGTTTAACTCACTTGCTACATGAGATAACTTATATCCCTTGTCATCAATCATTTGTTTTAAGATGTTCATTCTACACCCCCTTTTCATTTTTTATTGTGTGAATTTCTTTCACACTCATAATATAACATCGTGGTGAATGTATGTCAACACTTTTTATTATAAAAGTTGATTTTATTTCACATTACATTTAAAATCATAATAGATAATAGCGTTAAGAGGTGATTTGACATGACACTATATGACAATATAAAAACATTAAGAGAAAACCTGAAAATGTCGCAAGATGAATTAGCCAAAAAAGTTGGATATAAAGATAGAACCAGTATTGCAAAGATTGAAAGCGGTAAAGTAGATTTATCTCAATCTAAAATATTTGCTTTCGCTAAGGCATTAAATACTACTCCTGAAGAATTAATGGGTTTGAAATATTATGAAGATCGTGAAGTTTCAGAATATGCACAAGCAGTAAAAGATAACCCTAATCTTAGACTATTATTCGATGCTAGTAAGAATATGTCCAAAGATGATATTGAATTTGTAATTAATACGATTGAAATGTTAAAGAAACGTGAGGGTAAATAATATGGAATTGCTATTATCTGTTATATCTATAGTGGCTTATTTCTTTGGCTATCCTACTATTGCTGGAATTGTAGGTATCATAGCCACTATATTATTTGTATTATTATATTCAAAACAAAACAAACCTTATGGAGTTTTTGTTCCGTGGTTAATCATTTCAATTCTACTAAATGTATTATTTGTTAATTACAAACCCAACTTTATATTAAGTATAGGTATTGTTTCTTCAATGTCTATATGGCTTACTTCTGTTTTAGTTTGGTTGTTCAGTTTAATAACAAGTAAATAATGAGGAATTTTATACACATTCTTTTATGTACAATATCCCCATAAGGGGGTTAAGTATTATGAACATAGTTTTGATTTACACTAAGTTAAAACCTACACAAACTGCGGTATTAAAACTAAACGATGATGGTACTTACACCATTCTCGTTAATAGTGATAAGCCTATTGATGTACAACGCAAAGGTATACTACATGAGATAGGTCATATATTAAATGATGATATGTATAGTCATGCTCATATTGATTTAATCGAACGCATGGCACACGCTAGGGAAATTGAGTTTGAGGGTATTAACTTCTACACACATATATTATGAGGTGAATTATGCAATACAATTTCACTATCAGAAAAAAGGATAAAGGCTTTCAAATCATTGTAGCGTACAAAGACGGCTACAAATGGAAACAAAAGTCTAAGCAAGGCTTTAAAACTAAACGTGAGGCTAAGGAATACGGACACGTTATAGTTAAAGAGTTGGATAAAACTGCACTACTTACCAAAGATACAGAATTAAAAGAATTAACTTTCAAGGAATTTGCGGATATGTTTTTAGAAATAAAAAAGGCACACATTACGCATAGTACTTTGGTTATGTACAATCACGCTATATGTGCTTATAAGTCAATTCACGATATGAAACTGTCTGATATTAAACCGCTACACATTCAGAATGTAGTAAATAAAATGGTTACATCACCAACTACTATTAATTCGTATTATAAGGTAGTGGAAAGGATATTCTATATAGCTATCAACCCATACAAGATAATTGGTGATAACCCATGTACTGGTGTTAGGTTGCCACGTGTGGAACGAAAGAATATGATCCACACTATTTCCGATGAGGAATTGAACCAATTCGCAAAGTTTATGCGTGAGAAATATCCACAAGCCTATTACTTTTTACAGATAGCTAGATATACAGGGATGAGATTTAGTGAAGTATATGGACTAACTTGGAATGATATATCCCTAGAAAATCGTCAAATTCACATCAATAAGCAACTTTCTTTCCGTAAAGGTGTAATTACCTTTGAGAAAACTAAAACCGCCAATTCAGTGCGAATTTTGCCAATTCCGCCTATATTGAAGAATATACTTATAGAGTATAAATCACATGAGTTAGAGTTTGAACATGACCTTGTGCTAAACCCATACAAAAAGAATGGAGTTAAATGGCAAATTAATACATACCTTAAACGCTTTGGAGATAACTTATCTGCACACAATCTCAGACACACTTATGCTACAAAACTATTAGCAAATGGACTAGATGTGAAAACTGTATCATCACTACTAGGTGATACACCACAAATGGTTATGAAAACCTACGTGCATTATAACGATGAAATGAAAGCAGCAGCATCAAATGCGGTTGCTAATATTTTTAAATAAAATTTTTGACGATTTTTGACGAACCGCACACTTACACCACAAAAGATGCAGTAAATAAGCACTTCTTTAAATATACAATCTTAACGATCATA